AATGATCAAGCAGGCGGAGCAACGCATCTATAACACGGTGCAGATTGCCAACTTGCGTAAGAATGTCACGGGCGTTTTGGCAACCGGCAATAAGTACTTGGCTTGTCCAGAAGATTTTCTCTCGACATATAGCCTTGCTATCTACCCGTACAATGCAACAACAGCGACTGGTACATCTGCTGCCAAGACGATTGTTGTGGCCAGCGCTACAGGTATTGCTGTAGGCCAGCAGGTCACGGGTACAAATATTGGCACTAATGCTATTGTTCGTAGCATCAGCGGTACCACAATCACATTAACAGTGGCTAATAGCGGTACAGTGAATGGCGCGGTTGTGTTTCAAGGTGACTATCTGTACCTTTTGAATAAAGATGTGAACTTTATGCGCGAGGCATATCCACTAAGCGCACAGGTTTCAGAGCCCCGTCACTATGCTATCTTTGGCCCCCAGTCTGCCAACGTCAATGAGCTGTCGTTCATTCTTGGCCCTACGCCTAATGCCAATTACTACGCAGAGCTGCATTACTATTACTACCCAGAGTCTATTGTTACCGCGCTGACCACATGGCTGGGTGATAACTTTGACTCTGCACTGCTGTATGGAACTCTGTCTGAGGCCGGTACATACATGAAGAGCTCGCCCGAAGATGGGATGTATAAGCTGTATCAGGAACGTTATGTTCAAGCTATGGCGCTTCTCAAGAACTTGGGTGATGGTAAACAAAGGGCTGACGCATACCGCGATGGCCAAGTTAGGGTTGCAGTCTCATGAGTATTGTTCAGACCCAGACCACAAGCTTCAAGGCAGAGCTGTACCAAGGTATTCACGACCTTACTACAGACGTTATCAAGATTGCCCTGTATACAGCTTCTGCCGACTTGAATGAGAATACAACTGTGTATTCCGTGAGCACGCCCGGGCAGATTGCTAATACAGGCACTTACGTTGCTGGCGGTGCAACATTAACACCTATTACGGTATCGTCTTCTGGATACACGGCTTATGTGGGCTTCCCAAATGTATCGTGGACTGGGGCTATCACGGCTAGATGCGCTTTGATCTATAACTCAAGCAAAGGTAATAAGTCCGTTGCTGTGTTGGACTTTGGGTCTGATAAAACGTCAACGACAACTTTCACTATCACAATGCCAGTAAATGGCCCAACCACTTCGTTAATTCGTAGTTCTAATTAAGGAGCCTCACATGAGCTTGGACAAAATCACCGCTACCGATCAAGTAGCAGCAATCACAAAATACAACACCATGCCTACTGATGAGATGGCTATTCATGGTACATACCATGCTATTTGCTACAGCATTGATGGCTTTGTTAAATGGGACGAACCCATCCAGAACTTGGTAACGACTGTTGGTAAGAACTTGACCTTAGATACTATCCTTGGTAACTCAGCCGCTGGCGCAGTTGTGATGGGTCTAAAGGGTGTGGGTTCGGCTAACGTAGCTGACACACAAGCTTCCCACGCAGGCTGGTTAGAAGTGGGTGGTACTAACGCCCCTGCTTACTCTGGTAATCGTCCTACACCTTCTTTTAGCGCGGCTTCTGCTTCGAGTAAAGCTACGTCTTCTGCTGTGTCATTTGCTATGACTAGCACGGGTACTGTGGCTGGTTGCTTTATTAACATTGGCGGTAGCGCAACTAAAGATTCAACCACTGGCACATTGTTCTCTGCGGGTGATTTCTCTAGTTCTAAGGCTGTTGTTAACGGTGACACGATTGCGGTAACGTACACATTAACATTGACTTGATATGGCGTTAGCTTGGGGTGACGGCGCATGGGGTGATAACGCATGGGGCGGGGGAGAGACTTTCCCTGTCAGCGTTACTGAAACCGCCCTTATTGCCGACTCTCAAGCCGCTGGGTTATTGATTGATGTAAGTATTACGGAGTCGTTGACCGGCGGGACGGCTTGGGGTCAAGATGCTTGGGGTTCTGATTCGTGGGGTGGTACAGCGGGCATTCAGGATATTCAGACTGTAGCTCTGACTGTGAATGTAGCGGTGGATGAATCTGCCGCTATTACTGAAGCGCAGTCTGTTGTTGCTGGGTTTGTGGGTTCTGTTACTGAGACAATGGCTATTGCTGAGGATAATGCAGCAATTACAAGTTATAACGTCAGTGTGGCAGATAGCCAGACCATTACGGATGATGAGGCGGCGCAGACAAGCTATAACGAGAGTGTGTCAGATTCGTTAGGAATTGTGGATGTAGAGACGGCAGTTGCTACATTCTTAGGTGATATATCAGAGTCGATTGCAATAGCAGAAGCGCAGGTGGCTGTGCTGATTGTGACCATCGTAGAGTCGATGGCTATTGCAGAAGGAACGACTGTAGGAACGTATTACCAAGAGTTTTTAGATGAATCTGTTGCAATCACGGATATAAATACTGGTGGTGCAAACTACCAATTGAGCCGGACGGAAACGATGGCAATAACGGAAATAAACGGTGGGCGATATTTTTGGGAAATTATTGATGACACAGAGGTCGCAAACTGGCAAAATATCAGCAATCCGCAAACACCGGGCTGGGCTGCTGTTGATACAACGGAATCTCCCGGTTGGACAGTAATTTCTACTCAGTAGGAGAATTAAATGGCAAACACATCGCTAATTGGACTAACCCTCCCAGTACAAGGAACTCTATCCGGTAGCTGGGGTAATACGGTTAACAACGCGATCTCCCAGATTGTGGACGTTGCGGTAGCTGGTACACAGACAATTACAACTGATGCAGACATTAATTTGGCTGTTACAACAGGTACTGATTCAAGTACAGGTCTAACAGCCAATAGCTCTCAGTATGCGGTTCTTCTGTGTACTGGCGCACGTACAGCACTGCGTTTTATTAATACTCCAAAGCAAAGTAAGACTTACGTTGTTATCAACGATACGACAGGTGGTTTTGCGGTAACAGTTCGTGGTGGCCCTACAACCCCTACAACGGGCGTAACGGTAGCGGCTGGTACACGGGCAATCATTGCTTGGAATGGCTCTGACTTTGTTAATGTGGGCGGTGGCTCTGCTGGTGGCTCTAACACACAGGTTCAGTTCAACAGTTCTGGCTCGTTTGGTGGTTCTGCTAACCTGACTTTTGACGGCACAACGCTGACAGCCAATGATCTAATTGACTCTTCGCTAACAGCCAACAAGCCTGTATTTACAAATGGCACTAAGAACCTAGTGTCTACTGGAACGCTTGGTGTGGATCAAGGCGGTACCGGCCTTACTACTTTGACTGCTAACAACGTTATTCTAGGTAACGGAACATCAACACCAACTTTTGTAGCACCTAGCACAGCAGGTAATGTTTTGACTTCTAATGGCACAACGTGGGCATCCACTGCTCCGGCGGCTTCTGGTGCTACCAAGGGTCAGGCAATCGCTTTCTCAATCGTATTCGGTCTGTAAGGAACTATCATGGCAAATCCAAATATTGTTAACGTCACGACCCTAACGGGCAATACAACGTATCTAACGGCTAACACTCTGCTATCTAACGCCGCATCTTCTGGTCTGGTCTACAAGATCAACCAGATCGTGTGTGCCAATGTAAACGGCTCAAGTGCTGTAAACGCAACGGTGGCTATTAACTCAGCCGCCGCTGGCGCAGGTACAAACTACCCAATCATCTCTACTATCTCAGTGCCAGCTAGTGCATCTGTGATCGCAGTAGATAAGACCACGGCGGTGTACCTGATGGAGAACTCATCCATTGTGGTGACATCTGGTACATCTAGCGGTATCACTTACACGATCAGCTACGAGTCTATTGCTTCTTAAGCGAGGAACAGTATGTCTATAAGACAAATGTTTCCGGGGAGTATTGTTAAGCCGGGGTTTAATCCTCTAGCGGCTCAAACGCCTTCGTACACATACTATTTGTATACTTGGGGACGTAATAATGATGGTCAATTGGGTCTTGGAAACACTACAAGTTATTCATCACCCAAGCAAGTTGGTTCACTGACTACGTGGTTAAACATTGCCAATGGTTATGCTTTTACATTAGCCACTAAGACTGATGGAACCTTATGGTCTTGGGGTACTGGAGCGCAAGGCCAATTGGGTTTAGGTAATACAACCAGTTATTCTTCTCCAAAACAAATTGGGGCTTTAACAAATTGGGCGAGCGTGGGGTGCGCTTCGCAAGCATCTTTTGCTGTTAAAACAGATGGCACTATATGGTCTTGGGGGGCAGGTGGTAGCGGTAAACTTGGACTTGGAAACACTACATCTTATTCTTCCCCAAAACAAATTGGCTCTCTTACAAACTGGTCAAAAGTAATTGGTGGAACACAATCGGGTTTTGCAATTAAGACTGACGGAACTTTATGGGCGTGGGGAGTTAATACCAATGGACTTTTGGGTTTAGGAGACACTGTAAGTAGATCATCTCCTGTGCAAGTTGGGGTTTTAACTAACTGGTTAAATCTTTCCGCTGGTTATTACAACACACTTGCCAGTAAAACTGACGGCACTCTGTGGTCTTGGGGTAGAGGTAGCTTTGGTTGTTTAGGTCTTGGAAACACAACCAACTACTCGTCACCAAAACAAATTGGTGCATTGACTTCATGGCTAAATGTTGCATCTGCTTATTTTGCTGGTTTTGCAATTAAAACAAATGGAACTGCTTGGGCTTGGGGGCAAAATAACGTTGGTCAATTGGGGCAGGGAAATACAACAAATTATTCTTCACCTATGCAAATAGGTGCTTTAACAAATTGGTCAACAATTTCATCTACACCTTCACTTGGAGGCTCATCAACAGCAGTTCTTGCAATCAAAACAGATGATACTTTGTGGGCATGGGGATCTAATGCACAAGGGCAATTAGGATCAGGAAATTTAATTGACAGATCATCTCCAGTGCAAGTAGGAGCCTTAAGCACTTGGGAGAGTGTTAAGTGTTTTGGGCAATTTGTAACAGCACTCGGATACTAATATGCCAATAACATACCCCGGCGTTCAATACTCAGGCATCTGGACAATGCAACAGGTGAATGCCGCTATTGCGGCTGGGACTTGGCCTTCACCGCCTGTGACGGGGCCTCGTTTGTTTTCATGGGGTGATAACAACCAAGGGGCGCTTGGGCTTGGTAATATAACTAACTACTCCTCCCCTAAGCAAGTTGGTTCATTAACAGATTGGCTACAAATATGTGCTGGTGGTTATAACAATACATCTGCCGCCATTAAAACTGATGGTACTTTATGGACTTGGGGTTACAACGGAAATGGGCAACTTGGTCTTGGTAACACTACTAATTACTCAAGTCCAAAACAAGTTGGGGCTTTAACTGGTTGGACTCAAGTTTCTAGTGGTAGATTTAACATGACTGCCGCAATAAAAAGTAATGGAACGTTGTGGTTAATGGGCGCTGGCTCTTATGGACAATTAGGCTTAGGAAATACAACTAGCTATTCCTCTCCAAAGCAACTTGGTGCGCTGACAAATTGGGCTTCTGTCTCTTGTGCTAATGCCGGGGTAAGAGCAATAAAAACTGATGGTACGCTTTGGGCATGGGGTTATAACGTACTTGGCGCACTTGGAGATGGAACATTAACAAATCGTTCTTCCCCAGTTCAAATTGGTGCATTAACAACTTGGGCAAAAGTTGGTGCTGTTGGTAATTTTACACTTGCCATTACAACAAGTGGAGCTTTGTACGCTTGGGGTGGAAATAGTACAGGCTCTTTGGGTTTAGGCAACACTACGTATTACTCTTCCCCTAAACAAGTTGGTTCATTAACTAATTGGGCTTATGTTGCTCCGGGAATGTCCTCCTCAATTGCTTTAAAAACTGATGGTACGCTATGGGCTTGGGGATTAAATAGCAGTGGTCAACTTGGTTTTGGTAATCAGACAAACTACTCTTCTCCAAAACAAGTTGGCTCTTTAACTACTTGGTTAAAAATTGCTGGAACCTATACAAGTACTTATGCCATCACAACATCTGGAGCATTATATGCTTGGGGTTCTAATAATGTTGGTCAATTAGGTCTTGGAAACATAACAGCATATTCATCGCCTAAACAAGTTGGCTCACTTACAACATGGACTACATTAAGTACATTTGGTGGTAATGCAAACAACATTTTGGCAATAGGTGTAAACACAGTATGAACAAAACACTGCACTTCCTCTCTGGCATTCCTCGTTCTGGCTCAACAGTCCTTGCGGCTATTTTGAACCAGAACCCAATGACTCATGTATCCACCACATCTGGGCTTGTCCACGCCCTTGATGGCTTGGCTAATACATGGCACTCAGCGGGTCTTCTCAATGAGAACGACCCCACCAGAGAGAAACTTGCACAAACCATGCGTGGGTGCATTGATGCGTTTTACGCTGATACAGACAAGCCTGTCATCATTGACAAGTCTCGTGGTTGGCCTATTCCCCAGATCATGGGTGCTATGTCTCAGGTGATTGGTCGCCCATGCAAGGTGATCGCTACGGTTCGTCCTGTTCCTGACTGTATGGCTTCATTTGTCCGTGTGGCAAAGCCTGCTGATCTGGATGAGTTCATGTATTCAGGCCAGTTAGCTGACCACCTGAAAGCCGCTTACCTGTCTTTAGAAGCTGGCTACGCCGCCATGCCAGAGAACTTCTTGATGGTTGAATACGACAAGCTGTTGGCTGATCCCCGCGCAGAACTTGCCCGTATCCATGAGTTCTTGGAACTGCCTGAATACGATTACGACTTCTCCAACATTGACGGCTCGTCAGTTAAAGAAGACGATGAGAATCTGCACGGCTACGCTGGTATGCACGATGTCAAGCCAGTCTTGGCTAAACAGCACAACGACAAGTCCAAAGACCTGTTAAAGCACCACTACAACCAGTTTTGCCAGCCAGAGTTCTGGAGTGGTAATGCACGGACGATGCCTGAGTTGGATGACCTTGATCTACAGGTAGCCGCAGGCAAGATGGGTGATTTTGCTGAAGGCTGGAGACTGTCTGAGAAGCTCCACGCAGAGCGTCCTAACGACCACCGTGCGGCTTATAACCGTTCATGGTATCTACTCAAACAGGGTCAGATTGGTGAAGGCTACAAGCAGATGGATCGCGGTCGCTACTGCGGG